TGATAAGTTTCCTGTAAGTGTAGCACCATTGGCATTGACATTGCCTGCAACATCTAAATTACCAATAACATTAGCGCCCGAAGTTGTGGCAATTATTCTGCTGGTGCCGTTGGGGGCTAAAACAACATTGCCGCTTGCACCTGTGATTACAAATATAGCACCAGTGTCAACAATATTGCCAGTAAGATTTAAATTGCCAGCTGAAACATTGCCAGTATAAGTGGGCAAGTAGTTGGCCACATTTGCGTTGCTATAACTGGATGTGACAACACCTGTCAGCAGTGCGCCGTTACCAATAAAGTAGTTGCCTGAAACATTTCCCTGTGTAGTGATGTTGCTGACGCCTACGGAAATAGTGACATTGGCATTGCTGGCCAGATAAGTAGCTACATTAGCATTGCCATAGCCTACGGGTACTGGTGTGCCATTGGCATAGTTGATAGCAGTGGTGTTGCCCGGTAGTGTTAAATTGCCTGTGTTGTCCAGTGTCCAAGTATACGCACCTGCAGTTATCTCTACATTGTCACCTGAGCCGATCAAGTTACCAACTGCTAAGTTGCCCTGTGTGGTAATATTGCCTGTGCCAATTGTCAGTGTAATGTTAGCATTGCTGGCTAGATAGGCCGCTACATTACTGTTGCCATATGTAGCAGGCAATCCGGTTAAGAATGCACCATTACCTAATATATAATTGCCGGTGACGTTGCCAGTGGCAACAATGTTGCCATCGACGTTCAACACATTGGCGATATTGGCGCCATGGCTTAGAGACATGACATTGCTGATGCTGTTGTAGAAGAACGTAACGTTGCCGCCTGCTGTTCTGTTACCTATCTGCAGACCTGCTCCGTTGAGATCTGACAGGGTATTGCCTTCAACACGTAAGTTGCCCAATATCAATACATCTCTAGATACAGTGACATTACTAAACAAGGCATTGCCGTTATATGCCTGTAGATATGCAGCTACATTTGTATTGCCATAGGTGCTGGCAGGAGCAGACCATATCAGATTGGCTACATTTCCAACTGCGCTCCATGATCCAAAGTTTTTAACTGATAATACATCACCTGCATTGGGGGTATCAGATGGCAATGACAGCACATAGCTGTTGGCCATGGCCGTGTTGGCTCTGATGCTGATATTGGCATTATTATCCAGTGCTCCACCAGCTAATGTGATGTTGCCCGACACTTGGTAAATCACGTCCCGTTGTGATCCCAAATACAGTGCTCGAGAGTTAATGTTGCCCTGTGTGGTGATATTGCCTGTGCCCACAGACACAGTAAGATTAGCATTGCTGGCTAGATAATTGGCTACGTTGGCATTTGAGTAACTTGAAGTTACTATGCCAGTCAGCAGTGCGCCATTACCAATAAAGTAGTTGCCAGAGATATTACCTTGTGTGGTGATGTTGCCTGTGCCTACCGAAACAGTGACATTGGCATTACTGGCAAGATAAGTGGCTACATTTGCATTGCCATATCCCACAGGTACTTGTGTGCCATTGGCATAATAGATAGCAGTATTGTTGCCGGGCAGTATAAAGTTACCTGTGTTGTCAAAGGTCCAGGTATAACTGTCAGATGCTAATGTAACATTGTTGCCCGAACCAACGAAGTTATTGGCTGTGACATTACCCGAAGTTACTAGACTATTGGTAGTGTTGACATTGCCTACGAACCAGTTACCAATAACATTACCAGTAGCGATTACGTTGCCCGCAGTAATGTTACCTGTATAAGTGGGCAGATAATTTGCTACATCTGCATTACTGTAAGTTCCACCTAGACTAACTGTGGTGCCGTTGGCGTATGTGACGCCAAATGTATTGCCTGGAAGTACCAAGTTACCAGTGTTGTTAAATGTCCAGATGTAACTGCTGGAAATAATACGAGTATTAACATTAGAACCTATGAAACCATTGGCAGTAACATTACCAGTAGCGGTAATATTTCCTGCGCTGATATTGCCAGTATAGGTAGGCAAGTAGTTGGCTACATTGGCATTGCTGTAACTGGAGGTTACCACGCCTGTCAACAGTGCGCCATTACCTATAAAGTAATTGCCTGTGATGTTGCCCTGTGTGGTGATATTGCCTGTACCAACTGATATTGTTAGATTGGCATTACTGGCTAGATAATTGGCCACAATCGAATTGCTGTATGAACCGCCCAAAGATATTTGTGTGCCATTGGCGTAGTTTACAGCAAATGTATTACCTGGTAAAGTAAGATTACCTGCGTTATCAAATATCCAGGAGTAACTGTCTGATTCTAATGTTACATTACTTCCAGAACCTAAAAAGTTGTTGGCTGTGACATTACCGGATGTAACTAGACTGTTAGTAGTGTTGATATTACCTACAAACCAATTGCCTGAAACATTTCCTGTAGCAGATACATTACCAGAGACATTCAGCACATTGGCGATATTAGCGCCATGACTTAACGACATGACGTTACTGGTGCTGTTATAGAAGAACGTGATGTTGCCACCAGCTGTTCTGTTGCCTATCTGTAGGCCAGCGCCATTGAGATCGGTCATGGTTGCCGAAGCATTGGCTGCTACGATGATATCTTTGTCTTCGACTATGAGATCTGATACGTTGATATAAGTGGTATTACCTTCCGGAGATATTGGCAGCAGTAGTTATGTTGGCAGTGGTTAATATAGTGACTGCTGAATTGCTGGCCAAATAAGTTGCGACGTTGGCATTACCATAACCTACTGGAACTTGTGTGCCGTTGGCATAATATATGGCTGTGGAATTGGCCGGCAGTGTTAGATTGCCAGTGCTGTCAAAACGCCAGGTATATGACCCAGCTTTGAGATCTACATTGTCTCCAGAACCAATCAAATTACCAACAGCTAAATTGCCCTGTGTTGTTATATTACCTGTGCCGATAGCCAATGTCACATTGGCGTTGCTGGCTAGATAAGCTGCTACGTTGCTGTTGCCGTATGTGGCTGGCAATCCGGTTAATAATGCACCATTGCCCAGTATGTAAGCACCCTGTACATTGCCAGTGGCTGTGACATTGCCTGCTGCGATGTTGCCTGTGTATGTAGGCAAGTAGTTGGCCACATTGGCGTTGGAGTAACTGGATGTTACAACACCTGTGAGTAATGCGCCATTACCAATAAAGTAATTGCCAGTGATGTTGCCTTGACTTAGGATAGTTAGATTAGCATTACTGCCCAGGTATGCGGCCACGCTGGCATTGCCATAGCCCACGGGAACTGTTGCACCATTGGCATAATTGATAGCCGATGTATTGGCAGGCAGTGTAAGATTGCCAGCATTGTCAAATCTCCAGGTGTAAGCACCGGCTTTGATGTCTACATTATCACCAGTACCAACTAAATTACCTACTGAGATATTACCAGAAAAGATTGTGGAATCAGCATTGGCAGTGATTTCCTGTGCACCAATATAGATAGTGCTGTTGTTGAGATATAAGTCGTTCCAACGATTGCTGTTGCTACCCAAGTCGTAAGTGACATTGGCGCTGGGGATTATATTACCATCGAAGTTGCCTAGGTATGCTTTGACGTTGGTATTGCTGTAAGATCCAGCCAATGCTACCTGTGTGCCGTTGGCATAGTTTACAGCAAATGAGTTGCCCGGAAGGACTAAGTTGCCCGAACCGTTGAAAGTCCAAGTATAGGATCCACCTACGATTTCTACATTGGTGCCTGATCCTACTAAATTACCAGTGTTGACATTACCTGTGGCAGTGATATTACCAGCGACATTCAGCACGTTGGCGATGTTAGCACCGTGGCTTAATGTCATGACATTGCTGGTGCTGTTGTAGAAGAATGTGATGTTGCCACCAGCTGATCTGTTACCTATCTGCAGACCTGCTCCGTTGAGATCGGTCATGGTAGCATTGGCGTTGGCCGCTACTATGATATCCTTGTCTTCTACGATTAGATCTGATACATTGATATATGTGGTGTTACCTTCTACACGAAGATTGCCCAATATCACAGCATCTCGTGACACAGTGATGTTGCTGAACAAGGCATTGCCGTTATAGGTAGGCAAGTAATTGGCTACATCGGCGTTGCTGTAAGTTCCGCCTAGACTTACTGCTGTTCCATTGGCGTAATTAACTGCAAAAGTATTGCTGGGCAGTGTGACATTGCCAGCGTTATCAAATAACCAAGTGTAATTGCCGGCTACCAAACCAACATTGGGATCTGATCCTATAAAGTTGTTGGCTGTAATATTACCCGAAGTTACCAAACTATTGGTAGTGTTGATATTACCCACGAACCAGTTGGCTGTGACATTGCCTGTGACTGCGATATTACCTGCTGTGATGTTGCCTGTATAAGTGGGCAGGTAATTGGCAACATTGGCATTTGAGTAACTGCTGGTTACTACACCTGTCAATAATGCGCCGTTACCTATAAAATAATTGCCAGAGATATTGCCCTGGGTAGTGATATTACTAACACCAACAGTGATAGTAACATTGGCGTTGCTGGCCAAGTAGTTGGCCACATCTGCGTTGCTGTATGAGCCTCCTAGGCTTACTTGCACACCATTGGCATAGTTGACTGCGAAAGTGTTGCTGGGCAATACCAAATTGCCAGCATCATTGAATGCCCAGGTATAACTACCGGCTATGAGATTTACATTGGGATCTGATCCAATGAAGTTATTGGCTGTGACGTTACCAGATGTGACCAAACTATTGGTAGTGTTGATGTTACCCACGAACCAGTTGGCAGTGACATTGCCTGTGACTGCGATGTTACCTGCTGTGATGTTGCCCGAGTATGTGGGCAGATAATTGGCCACATTAGCATTACTATAACTACCGGTGGCAATACCTGTGAGTAATGCTCCGTTGCCAATAAAGTAGTTGCCACTGACGTTGCCTTGTGTGGTAATGTTGCCTGTGCCCACTGATATGGTAAGATTGGCATTGCTAGCCAAGTAGTTGGCCACATCTGCGTTGCTGTATGATCCACCCAGGCTGACCTG